AAAGAATGCTTAGATGATGGACTGGAAGAGAAGTGGGGATTGTGGGGCGGACTCACACCGCAAGAACGCACAGCGCTCACGGTGGAGCATCCTAAAGCGAGTGTACTTCGTGCACACGGTACATGGACTCGTTACCGACAAGGCTGTCGTTGCACAGAATGTGTAGACGCTGAGTCAAAAGAGATTAATGAAATAAACATTCAAGAGATTCCTAAAATGGGTACGCAACTGATTGATTTAGAGATGCTTAAGTTTCGGTTGATTCAGCCTTAACACCTGTAAACTAGAAGGGTAACGCCCATAGAGTTCTTCACAGACTTCTGTGGGCGTTTTGCTTTATCCGCCTATCAAGGAGAGAATATTGTTAGATCGCTCGCTAGTTATCGTTGGAATCGTCTTCACATCAATCACATCATTGCTTGTGGGGCTGGCTCCAAACCAACAGCCGTCCGAAGTAGCAACAATTCAATTAACACCACTAGTTCAATCAGTATCACTAGAGGTAGCAAATGCAAAGGAAATAGCGCCTAAAGAACAAGCAGTTCCGAAGGGAGTTCCAAAAGATCCAACGAAGCGGTGCCCACAATGGGAAGCCAAGTTCCGTGAGTACGGCTTGCCAGTCGTTGCGTTTTCGTACATCAGTTGGCGTGAGTCCCGCTGTAATGAGCGTGCTTGGAACCGCTTTAAAAATGCCGATCACAGTACTGACCTCGGACTCGTCCAAATTAATTCTTCATGGCGGACGGTCACGAGGAACATATGCGGGACTGGTATTAAAGGACTGTTCAACGTGGACTGCAACCTGTCGGTAGCGAAGTATCTCTATGACAACGGCGGACTGCGACACTGGAGCCTGTAGCAACAACGTACACAACAAGGTAGGATGTAAACATGACACACGAACTACAACCCGAACACTTAGCAGGTACCAGCGAGATCGCTGTAATACTTGGAGTAACCAAACAGCGCATTCATGCACTGCGTAAACAAAAGAAGTTCCCACAACCGATCGCAAACTTGGCATCAACACCAATTTGGGATAAGCGTGACATCCAAGCATTCCTCGCTGAATGGCGTCCATGGAAGGTGACACCACAATGAGCGAGAGACGCCACTACGAATGCCCGCAGTGCGGAAAGACACTCATTGTTTTTGTAAAGCCTTCGGTGCCACCAACATGCACCAGCCCCAGCAAGCACAGCAGTGTGACTGTTGAAATGGTGGAAAAGAAGTGAGAATTGGAATCGTCAGTGGCGATTACCTACCAGCATTAAAAGCCAGCGATGGACTAGAACACTGGGGTGGCTCGGGCTGGGCACGCCTTGGTCAATACGTTGAATGGTTAGAACACTTTGAGAAAGAAGTAATCACAGGAGTGTTGACATGGAAAGACGATCGTTTCTATGTCCGTGACCAGTACGAAGAACTACAGGAAGTTGACATGATCATCATGCAACGATTGATGCACGATTCGCTTGCCGAGCACATTGGCAAGGCTCGTGCCATCGGTCAGATCGTTATCAATGACCTAGACGATTGGTACTGGGGTCTTGACCCTGCCAATGACGCATTCAATTCATCGCATCCGAAGACAAACCCAAGAGAGAACCGAGATCATTACAAGAAAGTAATTGCATCAAGCAATGTGGTCACCGTGTCTACGCAGTACCTTGCTGACCGCATCAAGTCATTCGTGCATTGCCCGATCGTTGTTCTTGAGAACACCGTAGACATTGAACGGTTTACTCCACACGCTCACACCAATAGTTTTGTTCCTGTAGTTGGGTGGGTGGGAGCCACGAGCCATCGCTCCAGTGACTTAGAGATCATGAAGGGGATCGTCAACCCTTTAATCGTTAACAATGAAATTAAGTTTCAGCACAGCGGTCGTTACCCGACAGCACCATCGGTTGCCAGCAAACTAGGTCTACATGATGATCAAATAATCGTTCTAGACGCTGTAGACGCTCGTGATTACCCATCGCTGTTGACCATGGACGTAGGTATTGCACCATTGCGTGACACACCATTCAACCATGCCAAGAGTGACATCAAACTGTTGGAGTACTCCGCATCGGGCATCCCATGGATTGGTTCTGCGCTGTCTTCGTATGAGGGCTTGCGTAAGAGTTGGGGGATTGGTCGTACTGCGAGTAAACCATCGCAGTGGCTCAAGCATCTGAGGGATCTTCGGGATCCAGTCAGGCGAGCAGACGAGGGAGAGGCTTTGAGAGAAGCGGTGCGATCACGAGATATCAGCCTCGGAGCACACCGCCTCAACTCACTTCTTGACAGTCTTATTTAGTTTGCGTTCTTTGCGCTCAACACGCTGACGCAACTTCTCACGCTCTGTCGGCGTGAGTTCGTCCATCTCGTAGCCAGCCCATACACCATGTTTGAAGTTGTTTAGGATGGCATAGCGAAGGCATTCGTACTGGACGGGGCACGCTTTACAGATTTGTTGTGCTTGCTTTCTACGGCTATTAACTAATCTTCCTTTAATGGACTTTTTGTTAACACCCCTTGGTTTATCAGCAAACCACAACGAACTGTCTTCTTGTTTGCACTTGGCTTTGACCCTCCATTCACCGATCTCAGTGAATGGTAGAGGATCCATGATTTCTTTGTTAAGCAGGAATTCAGGATGAAGCGGGGGATTTGACTCCCCCGCATCACCGTAGTACTCGTACTTACTGCTCACACCAGTACCACATCATTCATGATGCGGAGCACCTGACGGTCAAACTCTTCGGTCTTACCGCTGATTGCATTGAACGCATTGCGTTCCACACGTGACTCATCCTTGCCACTGAAGTGCTGGTTCCATGTGTTGAATGCTTGCAATACACCGAGTTGAGTTCCTGTCCATGGCTCTACTCGTGGGTCGTGTTTGTAGAGGTGACGGATCAACTCTTGCTTGTTCTGAGCACGACTCACTGCTTGAGGACGGGCATCTGTTTCAAGGTTCACTGGAACCAAGCGCTCCACGATGGCGTCCCACTCAGCCTGAGTTACAGGCAACGATGACAAGCGCTCAATCTCTGCGCTTGCTTCATCTGCCATGGCATGGATGATGCCAAGAGCGTCACGGATGTCTTGAATACGTCCATTGCTGAACTTGCTGTGACGGATCTTGAACTCCGATCCTTGCTCACCGAGCGCTCCAGCGAGCGTATTGTCACAGACCACCGCAGTGACTACTCGTTTGAAGGTGGTAGCAATGGTGCCGTTGTGGCTCGTGGTGCCGAGCAAGTGTGGACGGAAGTCAAAGCCAGCCTTGGTCTGAACTGTCTCAGGCATCTCAATGCTGACCCATGCAACACCGCCATTGCGAAGCAAGCCCGCAGAACCGATCTGCAAGTTGCTGTCATCAATGATGTTGCTGATGGTTCCAATCAACCACTGGTCGTACTGGTGGATCTGATAGGAGTCCTTGAAAAGACCGAGAGTCTCGTAGGTGTCGTTGCGGACAATTGCCTTGCGGTCATTCTGTGCAATGTAACGATTGACTCCAGCGTTGTCAGGAACCTGAACGAACACTGGTGCTTCAACAGCCTGCCAGTTGAACAAGCGCCTGCGCACATCTTCCACAGGAATTGCCTGCTCGTAGTGGTTTGGCTCGGTGCCCTGATCGGTTGCCTTGTAGTGCCATGCGTTTCCACGCTTTGAAGTAAAGCCCACCAGAACATTCTGGTTGAGCCACTGGCTGGTTTCTTTTGACATGTTATTTCTCCTTGTTGGTTTGTTGTAACACTGATATAAAATTATCAGCGTGGTTTGGTAATTGCAACTTCTATTTAATTATTTGTGGGAAGGTCAATGACCTGCCCGTTTTGGATGGTTGACCCGTAGGTCTCTACTAAGTCATTGACGGCGGACTCTATGTTTCCCGAGCAGTTGCTCTGAGCGATCTCCCACAGGGTCTCTCCGTATGACACGGTGTGCTGTTTCGTGTTGCAGACATATGAGTCCATGCGATGGACGTAGTCGTTGAACAGAAACAACAAGAAGAACGACAGAAGCACTGCGAGGTATGCAAAGAAACCCCAAGTGATTCTGCGGTTGATTTTTGTGTAGTCTTTCATTCTGTCTCCTCCAATGGTATTTCCTTTCCCTTGTAGTTAAAGTTTGCAATCTCTATCCACTGCGATGTGTCAGTTTCTAACTTGTGACTCATGTACGGGTAGGCAACGACATGCACTACATCGGGGTCACCATTTGAATAGAAATTGATGTCCCAATTTTTGTTGTATCCATACCACTCGTCCCATCCATCGTGGAATACATCCCTGTCAACTAGCGCTGTGATGTACCCAGTTGCCCATGACTTGATCTGATCAAATTCAGTTATGTCCATCATTGGGGTGACTTCGCTCTTCATTGCTCTACCTCCGTGATCTCTACGATTTCTATGAATGACCCCAGTGTCAACAGCGCCTCAACAAGGCGTATTGCATCGGAAGCGTTTGTTGGTTCGTCCAAGTCGGAGCGCTTGCGCACTGTGACCTGAAGTGTGAATGTTGAGTCATCCTCGCCAGTTCGCCACGCTGGCTCGGTTGTGACCCACTTGTCGTACTCGGACATCTTCATGACAGCGCTCCATAGAGTGCATCAAAGTCTCCGTTGATCCATTCCTTGAGCCTGTTTGGTTCAGGTGTGAGCACCGAAATACCCATGCTGAATACATTGCTCGTTGGATCCAACACGATTGCTACAGGTACTGGTGGCTCCAGTTCACCTGTCAACAATGATTCAGCCCATTCGTTGAATGTTTGTTTACGTTCAGCGATTGGGTCACCCCAACCTCCCGTAGTCCAGCCATCCATGACTTGTGCCCATCCTTCAATGGTGGTGTTGTAATACCCACGCCATCCACCAGTGTGCACATACTCACGATTAATCGTGATGTTGGTGCGGTACATGTCATCTCCGTACTCGTCCATGCGGATGTGATCTCCGATGTGGTACTTGAGTACCGCACCATCGTCCACGATGTGCACAGTTGAAGCATGAGTCTGATCTGATTCATAACACCCCATGCATAGGTACTCTTCTTTGACCGTGCTCCATCCAAAGTCACCTTCGGTGTCCACGATCTCTTCACACTCACAGCATTTGTTAACTGTTTCTTCGCTCACTGTGTTACCTCCATCTTTCCTTTAGTTTGAATTCTTAATTGATTCCACTGTTCAACTTTGTCCCACTCCCAAAACAGCCCTGCCTTTAAAGACAGGACTGGCTTTGGGAATGACTCGTAACGTGTTCTCCACTGATGCACCTGCTGTGATGACTTGTAGCCAAGACGGTCAGCGATCTCGTTAGCACCAACGATGTTGTCTGAGTCAACCATCATTAGAAACCCCAATCCTCTTCGCTGATGTCAATGAATGACTCAAGGTGGTGTGCATCCACCACTGCCCACGCTGGAGCAACTGGTTGACCTCGCCACAGGATCCCATCAGGAAGCGAGACATTGGTGTCGTGCTCACCTTCGGTGACCAACTGAATTGCGACCACGCATGGATCAACCATGTTCAGTGGTACTGGTGGATAGTGATTGCTTTGCAGGTGCCATGCGAGCGCCTGACGCAGTTCAATCATTCCTTCTTCTACGGCTTCCGCCATACCTAATGCATTACTTGTTCCCATTGTGTGCCCTCCTAAAGGCTCTTTGTTTGAATGTTGTTTGCTCTTCTGTATTCATCGCACGCATGTGCGAAGAACGCTTTAATGTCAGCCACTGAGGCATCTGTCTTTAACTTCTGCATGTCGGGATACATTTCTGTGTCCCAACAGAAGTTATGTACTTGCTCGGCTTCCATGTCGGTGATACCGAGCAACATGACCATCATGTCTCGGAGTCTCATACTGCATCCCCGAGCCATATGCGATCCTCATCGTCAAACCGAACGATACGACCGTCCAGTGTCTGTACTTCCTCCACTACATAGTCAAGGGTTACCAACCCTTTCTGTAGTTGATCAATTAGTGCCGTGACTACATCGTCATAATTCAGATCGCCTGCGATCAATGTCGCAGGATCGTGAGCACTAACTCCTTGCATGTACACGCCTGTTTGAAGCGTGATCTCTACATTCCATTTATCCATGATGACCTCCTCAGATCATTGTTGTTTACAGGTGTTGCACAGTTGCTTCACCCCGTGAGCACTTCCCAAGGCGGATCAAGGGAAGTGCTCACGGGATGACACCAGCCGAGGCTGATGGCACCCTTCGTGTGAGCCTCTCAGGACTCAATTAACGATTCTGTTTCAATCCAATCTAAGTCAATGTTGTACAGATACACAACATGACCCTCGGGAGCGTAGAACTTCACATAAGCGCCCGAGAAGTCATCTTCAAACTGCTCATTCACATTGCCCCAGTACTTCATCTTGGACAGTTGCTCCTGCCCGTAGTACTCATTGGTATTGACGGAGGGGATCAAGAGACCCGCCTCCACCAAGTCCCTGCGGATTACTGGATAGCCACTCATTGCGCACCTCCACAACGGCAGTTGCCATTGCATGGTGCGTATTGAGTCTGCTGGCTGTCCCAACCGTTCTCAGCGCACTTGACACACCTCCACACATTGAAAGGTAGGTCAGGCGCTGGACGGAAGTCGTGATGACACAATGCCACCGCTGTGGGAACTGTCCCCTCGCTCTTAAAGTATTCCATGACACTGTGCATCAGAACACTTCCACTTCAAGGATCTTGTTGAGCGGGATGTCAATCTCACGCTCGTTCTCGTAGGTGTCGTATGGGCTGTCTGTAGTCCACATTGACAACTCGGTGTCGCTGATTCGTGAAACGATTCCTGTGTACTCAAATGTCTCCCTCGGAGATATCTGCACGAGCAGTTCTACTTCATCGTCTACTTGCACATTGATGGTATTCATTGGTTGCCTCCTTCAAGGTCTAACACTGTTTGGTAAAAATCTTCATTGCTCATTACTTGCACTTCGTACTTGGTGTTGAAGTCATCTGCCCATGTCTTCTCAGTTATGAAATAACCGATGCGATTCACGAGATGGCGTCCAGCGAGTATGTATGTGCCGTCCTGCCCATCCACATATGTCCATGTGGTGTAAAGCGGTTGCTTGTACACATACTCAACTTCGGCACCGTATGTTTCAAACATGATGCCATTGCCGTCTTCATCAGCCCACGACGCATTTGCATCTAGGTGATTGACGATGGGCTTGTACTGCTCTTCCCATTCTTCAACTGACATCTTGATTACTGGCTGTAACATCTAACCTCCTCAGGTCTAATGGATTAACTAATGTATCGGGTACTGCGTACCCTCACAACCCACAAACAGAATTTATGGGCTGTGAGAGCACCACGAGCCGTAGCCCGTGATGCCCCGATCAAGCGACATCCTCCCACCATGCCTGTGGCATGTAGAAGTACATGCCATCGTGCCAGCCGAATGAGTTTTCGTCAGTAGCGACTTGCTCATTCAGCCATTCCGTGGCTACCTGCTCTTGGTACCACGAGTCCTCAATGTCGGTGGGTTGGCGCCCATCCCATCCGAGTTCTCGTGCAATCCTGCACGCTTCCATGGCGCTGTACACGCCATGGTGGTTGTCAATCAACAACCCAGTGCAGATCATGACTTTGCTCATTGGGCATCCTCCTTGAATACTGGCTCGTCCATGTCAGCGAGCACGAGTGGAATGCTGTAGTCAATGTCGTACGACAAGACCACGAAGTCTTCGCCGTTGTTGCCAACGAGCGACTTGAGTTCCTCTTCTCCGCCTTCGCAGTAAAAGAAGACCTCATCGTCACGATTGCCCAGCGAGTCAAACTCCCCGCCCCACTCGTTCTCATTCCATGTGCCAAACGAGATGTACACCTCGCTTTCGTCTTGCGTGTCTTTCCATTGGATGATTGCCCACGCACCTATTGGTGTTCCGATTGCCATTAGAAGTCTCCGTTTCCTGTGATTGCGAAATTGATGTTCATCCATACTTGCTCGTTGACTCCTTCGTATCCGCCTTCGGCGTCAAACTCTCCGACTGCGTAGAGCCATGCATCGTCCGATACTGGAGTACCGTCTTCGTTGGTGAACAAGTTTTGTTCCCACCAAGAAATGCAGATCTCTTCTTCAGGATTCATTTCACTTAGTAATTCAATTGCTCTACTTACTTTCATGGTGCCCTCCTTAGGCGTTTACTTGATTGTCACGCTTGCGCAGGAATACTGCTCGGTTGATGTCTGCAAGCATCTCAATGAGATCGCCGTACTGGCTCTCATTGATGATGTTGACTTCAACTCCCATCACAATCGTGTAAACACGACCGTTATAGGAGTGTGTGACTCCGTCAGCATTTAAAGTAACAGTCTGCTCAACGAACAGATTGTCACGCTCCCTGACATGTGTGAATGTGTTTTCTTGCATGGTTGACCTCCTCGGGTCTGTTACTTGAACATCAAGTGATGTCCTGACGGTACACCAGCGGTGTGCCAATGTACCGTCAGAACACCACGGGCTTGCGCCCGTGATGAACTGTGATGTGCTCCCGTGAGGACAAGAGCGCACCGACTGTCGCTCGTAACGCTGACCATGAAGCGTTACAGCGCCCACGATCAACCTCCGTTACCAACGATCCCATCAATGAGGGCTTGCGTAATGCTTCCGCCCTCTGCACCCATGTCTTCGCCGTAGCCCGTCAAGACAGCCGATACCGTCTCGTGCTTGGCGTTGAGTAGCGCCCACATGCGATCGTCCAGTGTTGGGATCTCGCTTGTTTCGTCTACAGCCAACAGCCACCACGCAACGACTGCGTTGTCTTGACCGATACGGTGCGCACGGTCTTCTGATTGCACTGCCTCAGCAGGTGTGTAAGGAATCTCAGCGAACACTACATGCGATGATGCAGTCAATGTAAGACCAACACCAGCACTTGTGAATTGTCCGATGAATACCTTCGCATCACCAGTTTGGAATGCGTCAACGGCTTCCTGCTTGCTCTCATCACTCATACCGCCTACCACCTTGACTACGCCGTGCTTGTTAAGAGCACTGCTGAGTCCTGCGATGACATCCTTGTGATGTGCGAACACGATGACCTTCTCGCCTTGAGCGACAAGTTCTTCAACATGCTCTACGACATACGGGATCTTGGCGATACCGAGCAACTTGCGCAGTGCATTGAGGCGTGTGATCGTCTCGGCTTTAGATGCCTTCTGCCATGCCTCGGCACCACCATTGGCGATGACGAAGTCACGGAAGTCATCTTCAGCGTGACGGTACACAGCGAGATCGTTCTTGCTGATCTCGGTTGCCACTTGCGCACGGCGCTTGGCAGGAAGTTCCTTCAACACGTCTGACTTGTCACGGCGCACATAGCAAATGCCACGCAACTTCTCGTTCAACTCAGTTGTGTTGGTTGCTCCGTTGTATGTGTAACCCCATCCGTTGTGGATCGGATCACAATAACGAAACAGGAATGCTGACTTACCGCCGAAGCCTCGGTCAAGCCTGTCAATGATTGACAACGGCGAAACCAATTCGTTCGGACGATTCACGATGATGGTGCCACTGAGCAATACGACATAACCCTCGTCAGGAATTGACTTGGCGATGTACTTGATGCCCTTGGTACGACCAGCGCTCGCATTCTTCGCACGGTGTGCCTCATCAACGATGAGAGCGCCAAACTTGCCAGCCAACTTCACTGACCACAGGTCAACACTGCTGTCACCTATGATCACGACATCAGCCTTGGGAATGGCACCGACCTTACTGCCCTTGATCACGGCTACAGAGAGCCATGGTGCGAACAGTGCGAATGAGCGAACCCAGTTGGTGCGCAGTGACGGTGGCACGATCACGAGAACCTTGCGCTTCTCTTTGTGTGCGTGCACAGCAACTGCGATGCCTTGTGGAGTCTTACCAAGCCCCATCTCGTCACCGATGATGACACGGCGTTGCTTGATCGCATACGCCACACCAGCACGCTGGAACGGGAAGAGAGGCTGGGCGAGTTCTACAGCGACTTCACCATCGTGAGCGCTACTTAATGCTTGGAGTGCTGGGTCAGCATTGATTGCTGGCGCAACACGCTCAAGCCCTGATAGCAATGCACTCAGTCCTTCTAGTTGTGTATTCATGGTCTGTTTACCTCCTCAGGTAATTGTTAATGGACTTGCGTCCTCACAACACACCAGTTGCCCGATGTGTTGTGAGGGCGCCACACCTTGCGGTGTGACATCCTCGGGCTAGAAGCCCATCCTGCTTGCGCAGTCATTGCCGATACCTCGCTTGCGTGTGTGCTCATCAGTGAGATGACGCCCGCACACACCACACCGTCCGATCTCTTGACCGTACAGTGCCTGTGCCTGCATGCGTTCAGCGTCAGTGAGCGCTACGAGACGCTTGACAGCGTTTACCGCACGTTCACCAGTGAGTCGCTCATCACGATGACCACCCACGATCATGTACACCGAACGCTGTCCCTTGTAACTCGGGTTATGGAAACCCTTGTTTGTCTTGACGGCGTAGAACACAAGATCGTTGGTGCCTGTTGACTTCAGCGCATAGAACCCATCGGCAAGTGTGCCGAAGAGTTCGTTGGTCACCTGCTGTGGCTTTGCCACAACTTCGGACGAGCACTGACCAACAGCGTGGTATGTCTGCCACTTACCACCGATGAGCAATGCGTGACCAGCACCAACAGGTACAGGATGCCCGCACAATGCGCACGGGTTCGCATACTTGTTGACAATGGTGCGCTCTGCCTTCGGCAAGTGATCAGTGCCCACTCGCTTGATCTCAATCTTCTTGATTGCATCAATGGCGAGCGATGCTGACTTACTAGACAACTCATTCACCTTCTGATCAATGATGTACTGATCAACACCAGCCTCATCAAGACCGAGTGTTGAAGCACGCTCTAAGAGCATCGTGCGAATGAATGCCTGTTGCTTTGGTGTTATTGCACCCATGGTAAGAACCTCCTCAGATTCTGTTTTGAATTACTAAATGGACTTGCGTCCTCGGAATGCACCGATGGGGGATCAGTGCACTCCGAGCACGCCATGGCTTGCGCCATGACTGCCCACTGCTCATTACTCACGCATTGGCGAGTTGCGAAGTGACCTCTGCGATCGCCTTCCACAACACTGTGTCCATCTCAACGGTGTCACTAATGAACAACGTGATCGTGGACTCCAACTTTGCGTAACCGAATGACTCTTTGTCCTGCTCCCACTGGGGACGGCTGAACGCCAAGTCCTCGTACTGAATCACGAGATCAATTGTGTTGAGTCGTGAGTCATCGGATCGCTCAATGCGCAACCCAGTTACTCTGTGAATACTTGCATCCATGGTGTGACCTCCTCGGGTCTATTAGTTGAACGGGCAATTGTATGCCCTCACAATGCACCGACACAACGCCGATGCACTGTGAGAGCACCACGGGCGAACCCGTGATGCGTCCCTTGGGGAATGATCAGCAAACTTCATCTAGAAGTTCGCAAAGGTTGTAAAGCCACTCAGCAGTTGCATCTGTGGTGGTGCTTGAACCAGCAATCCCTTCAAGAAGTTCCTTCACATCCTTGATCTGAGTCGCTAACTCATTTGACATGATGAATCTCTTTGTTTTCATGGTGCCTCCTCAGGCATTTGTAGTGAGCGGTTGCTCACAGTCCCATGTTGCGATTGAACGCCACACCCAAGGTGCACGGGGGAGCGATCACTCACGCTGATCGTACGAAACCGATCTGCGGGTTGATCTTCTCATTGATTGTTTTCAGTGTCTGAAGACTGAGTTGGCTGAGTTCATCACTCAGTTCGTCCCATTCTTTGTCGGTAACTGTTGGGCTACTGATCTTGCGAACAATTGCCTTCACTTGATCCGACTTCTTAGTTTCTTCATCTTTGCTGGCTTGCCAGTCAGCCTTCAGTTGACGGTCTTCGCTGGCGATCCACTGTT